GCATCCCCTCGCCGGTCGTGATCTGTCCCCGTCGCGCCTCTTCCCGGAGAAGATCGGCACGCTTCTTGAATTCGCCCATTGCCTGTATTCCCGGCGTCGACGTCTGCCAGTTCGGGCCGAGCCTGCGGGAGAGTTCTTCGGACAACTGCGATTCCTGCGTTGCAAGGTCGGTTTCCAGCGCCGGAGATACGGGAAGCGTCCCCTCAAGGGCCTGTTTCTGCCGTGACAGGTAGAGCTTTTCAATTTCATCATTCAGCAGGTCGGCTTCCGACTTGGGGTTTTCGACCAGAATCGTCTTTCCCGTGGCGGGATCAACCGACTCGGACAGCCCCATGCTCTTATACAGATAGGGCTTGACAAGCTCAGTCTGGGCCTGCTGCGCTTTCAGCATTTCAAGTTGGGTCTGCTGAAGCGCCTTTTCCTCGGCGCTGGGCGCGGCCGGCGGGGGAGCTTCGACGTTTGTTGAAAAGCAGCCCATCTTACACCTCCATCAGGTATGTAGTTTCAAAATGCTTCATTCCACTCCGTGCGTATATATTGCATACGGAATCGTGCAGCTCGCTCGCCAATTTACTTGCATTCATCATGATATGAGAGCATCCTCGACTTTTGGCCCACTCTATCGCAAAATGAACCATTCCGATGCTTTGAGTCCCTCTGTGCTGCGGCAGAACATACCAAAAATGTTCATTGGCAATCTTGTTCGGTCCGATTGGACTCATAAAAATTACCATGCCCATTATTCCGACGGAGACACCATCATGCAAAAGCACTATCAAGGCGGAATCCTTTCCGTTCTTCATCGCTTCCAGGGATGACAAGAAAGCGCCTATGTCTCCGCGAAGACCAAACGCATCGCTCTTGCATTCGCATCTCCAGGATTCTGCGATTTCCCTTAGCTCGGCTATGTCACCGTCAAAAATTTTAACCATCAGTATTTTATGATCCACATGACATTCGTATTTACGGGCCGCGTTTCGTTCCCGCCGTAACTTCCCGTGTCGGATGTTCCCACTTGCCGGAGAGAAAGGCCCGCGCCCGCCGAAGTAGTGGCCGATGCCGTGAAGTCCATTCCGGTCGAATGAGCATGCGCCGCAACCGCTGCGGCCTGTTCAGTTCCGACATGATCCCCGGCCGTCATCGTCGCCCCCGCCGTCGCCGTCGCCGTCCTGGTGGCCCTGTCTGGATCTGTTCCCTTGGCGTGATCCCATCCACGGACGAATGTCCCGCGCAGGTCGGGAAGGTTGAAGTGCGTACCGTCCGCTGTGCCGTAGGTCGTGCCGAGTACCGCGAAAAGCTCTGGATACGACGCCCGCAGCAGCGACGCTCCGTTGCACTCAAGGTATCCCTGCGGCACGGTTTCCATGTGCCAAGCACGAGTAGACCCTACTGGCTCGCCGGGGTCCGTCAGGAGCTGGAAGTTCGTCCCGTCATGGATGACGGAAACCATCTGCCCGGAGCGGATGTCGCCGGTCGCCAGGTCCTGCCCGCCGTGCTTTTTGATCGCAACCGCGCCGAGCGTGTTGACGTTCAGCGTGCTGGCGGTCGTGTTGAACGTCGCCGCCTTGAAATTGACCATCATCCCGGCTGCGTAGGCCGAGGGAACCGGGGAAAGGGTGATCGCGTAGGCGTCGGTCGAACCGGCGTCTGCTGCGTAGTTGTAACTGGATGCCTGAATCGCCGCAGGAATCGAAGCGAGAGACAAGTCCGGGTCAATATACCAGTACGTTTCCCCCGTGATCTGCGCGATGACGTAGCGGATGCGCCGAAGCTCCCCCTGAATTGAGGTAGCCAGCGAAGGGGACGCCGCCGGATAGGGGTCAACGGTAGCCTGCATCGCCGATGCCGATGCCGAGTCGCCGCCCACGCCGGTTGCATCGAGATTGTTCAGGATATTGTTGTATTCCGCGTTCAGGTCGGCCGCCGTAAGCGTTTCTCCGCTCGCCCATGTCTTTACGCGGCTGAAGGTCGCGCCGGCTCCGAAGGCCGGAGATGCGATCAGCACGGAAAGCAGAATCAAGAAAATGCCCTTCAAGAAAGTCCTCATGGCCTCGCCCCCAAGACTTTGTAGTCGATCAATATTTCCGCGATGGAAAATTCCTGGTTCGCGGCTGAGTTGTAAAATTCCAACTGTATCCGCTTCCCTTTGGCGCCGATGTCTGCTGCGGAATCGAGAAGGTTCGTTCCCTCCAGGGCGTCCGTATCAAGCACGAACGTGTCAAGCACGCCGCCCGTCCCGGACATGACAAGACTTCCGGTCCCCTCCAGGACACCATCAATCCAGAAATTGACGCTCAGGTTGTAGGACCCCTGCGGCATCATGACGACGCGGAACCCCTTGAATCGCTTTGTCTGCCGTGGGTTGTCGATGGCGATGTGCGGCGTCTTGAATCCGGCATAGTAGCCGACGCCGTTGTCGTTCTTGTTCGCCGTTTCCAGCTCCCAGACAAAGCCGTCATTCCCGCCAGCATAAATCTTGTAGTTCCCTACGGACTTCTGGACCATCGCGGCGCACGCGCATTTCATCCCCGATGCGGCCGTCGCGCTATGCACCATCCATGCCTCATCCGGCTTCCGGTCGACGAAATAGACAAGGCAGGTATCAACGGCAGACTGTCCGGCGCCGACGACAAAGAACCGCGCCGCCCGGATGTACGGATCGTAGACGGCGTGGAATTTCGCTATCTGGGCGAGATTGACGTTCTCTTGAATCCATTTGTGCATCCAGGAGGGGCGCGTCAGCGATGCCAGCTTGTAATCCCCGTACTGCTGGACGGCCGTCACGCTGTAAATCTCCCCGTCTTCCGCCATGCAAAGGACATCGTTCGGCAGGGGAACGATCAGGCGATGATGCGCGACGCCGGCCTTGAATTGCGCCTTGTCGTATCCCCATTCGGCAACAGTCGTTGACGTGTCGTCGACGATGTAGGTATCCCATTTGCCAAAGAGGAACAGCCTGTCGCCAAATTCGACGCCCCCCAGGACACCGAAGCCGTCGCCCGTGTCGATCTGGATCGTGCCGGCGCCCGTGCTGACAAAATCCTCCATGTCCGTCCCCACGGAATAGTAGACGCCGAGCTGGTTGATCGCCCACATCCGCTGGGATGCTCCCCGGCCGTGCCGGACAAACTGAATCACGGGATACGTCGTCCAATCCGCCGCCGGGTCGGAAATATCCGAAGTGGACGCCGCCGCCCCGTCCCAGATCTGCGGCGTGTGTTCGTGGTCGGTCACAAAGAGCTTGTTTTCTCCCTGCTCGAACGCCGGATACTCGGACGTCGAAAGGCCCGTTTTGATCGTGTCGGTGTCGTTCTTGTAGACTTTCCCGTCCGCCGTGTATCCGATCAGGAATTGCGTACCATCCCGAAGCATGAAATCGAACAGGCCGCGCACTTCGGGCGCCCCGCTGAATGCGGCCGCATAGACATGGGAGCTTCCGCCCCGCGGCTCCCTCACCCCGTTATGGAGGTTCAGGTTCCGCGTCGGGTACAGCATCATGCTCGGGGCCACGGCGTCGCCATTCGGGTTGCCGTTCAAGCCGCCCTGTGAGCAATCAATGATGAACGTGCTGCCTGAATATCCCATGCCTCACCTATTCGATGCAGGGCTCAATGAAATCGTTGGAATCCGGGGGCGGGCTCTCTTTTGCGATGATCGCCTTCACCATCGAAAAATACGTCGCCTCTTCCCGTTCGGCCCTGGCGTCGTCGTCATTCTTGAGCGCTCTTGCAAAGATCCCTTGAATCCACATGTTCCGCCATTTCCGGTACAGGGTAGACATGATTTTCCCGGTCGTTTCGGCCGTGTCGATCAGGGTAATGTTCGCGTAGTACCGCTGCTTGATCGCCCAGACCGTCAGCCCGCTGTCCCCCTGTTTCGGCGCGGGGTAGAGGAGGAATTCCCCGTAGGTCGCATTGTCCTTGATGGTGTACTTTCGCGGCTTGTCCCGTACCGTCAGTTCGTTTGCCCGCAAGTCATGCTCATCGATAGACATGTAATCAAGCGGCGATATGTCGTCGACGATCATGTACTTGCTCGTATTGTCCGGGGCCGTCGAAAAGCTGGACGCCGGGAACGTCGCCACTTTCGTCGTCTCGTCGTAGGAGATGCACTGGGCGATCTGGTTCTTGCCCGTCCCGTCGTAAATGACCACGTCCCGGCCCTCGATGTCGCCTTCCGAGACGTCCTCGTCGGCGGCGAGCGTCAGCGATGCGGCGGCGCCGGCCTGAGCGGTCCCGTAGTGCGTCGCGTCCATTAGGACCATGCTTTCGTTCGCCTCGAAGTCGGACGGCATGTCGTACCGGGATTGATTTTCGACCGTGATATGCACATACGTTGCAATCAGCGATTTCAACTGATTTGACAGCGTATAGAGATCGGCCTTGATTTCCTCCATCCACGCCGATTGCGCCCGCGCCAGAAGGGTCGTGTATTGGGCGGTCCCGGAAGAGTAGCCGGCCTTCTTCAGCCCTTCGGCGCACAGGTCGGCAATGGCGGGATTTGCAGGCGCTGTCATCGTGATTCCCCCACAATCAAAGCGGCATAAAGAACCGATATGAAATTCAACGGTACGATGTGCCAGGTAAAGAACACACCGGCCGTCACCATTGCCCCGACAAGGCCATAGAAAGGCGTCTGGTCAAGAAGCGGCCATCCGAGCCGCAAGAAACCCCCGCACATCGCCAGGAACGAAACGAGGCCGATCGCCCCGAGCGCGAAGAGGATGTCGATATATTCGTTGTGGGCCTCTACCCAGAAGGACGCCGACTGATTCTTGCCCGTGACCCATCCGGCCATGTCCTGGCTCCATATCTTGTGCAGGGCGCGTCGCAGCGATTCCTTGTCGATGACCCCGTTGAACGTGTCCGCCCGCTGCTGGTCGGTCAGCCCGTGGTAGGAAGTAATCATCGGCACGACGAAGGCGTACTGCCCGATGCCCCATCCCCACGGCTTCTCGGCTGCGATCTGGAGGGACAGTCCCCACATCTTCCCCCGGTGGTCGAGCTGGTTCTTGAGGCTGAAGCCCTCGTACAAGGCAAAAGCACCGATCAGGAGCGCAAGGCAGGCCGCGGCGCCGATCATCTTCCATAAAGACAGCCGTCTTGCGGCATAAACCGCCAGGATCGCCACGACGGCCACCATGCCGACAAGGGAATGCGCGATAACGAGTCCCGCCGCGGGGAAGATCATCCACGGCCAGCGGTTCCGGCGCATGAACACAGGGAACGTCAGGCCGTAGAGGGCCGAACAGTCGTTGATGTTCGCCATCAGGCCCGATGCCTGCCCGTGTTGCATCGTGACAAGCAGGTTCAGGCCGCAAAGCTGCGAAATCTGCCACAGGACGTTGACGCAGGCGAAGCCGAGAATTATGTCGTACAGGACATCTGTCCGTTCCGCCCATAGATGGTAGGTCATGCTGACCAGAAGGAATGCGCCCGCCAGGATGACCATGACGAACATGGCCTCCCGGACGATTCCGAGAAAGAACAGGTTGACGAACACGATTAGCATGAACGCCCCGGCCAGCATGTCGACTCGCCGGAAGCAAAGCCACGCCATTGCCCCGAAGGTGAACAGCTCAAGGTTCAGGTCGCGCTGGATCCGGGCGTCTATCCCGTTCGGAATGAGGATCACCGATGCCACCAACACAGTGGCGATCAGCGCGAAGATAGATTTAGAGAGGGGCGACATTCCGCCCCTCTCGGTTTCAGTTTTCTGCATCAGAAAGACAGCCCCAGCTTGCTGTTCCCGCTCGGCATGGTGCCGAGATTGTAGAAGGTGGCCGTTACCCCGACGCCGCCGAAGGTCGTGGTCCCCATCGTGAACGTCCCCGCCGCGCTCGTGTTGATCTTGACGTACCCGATCGGAGCGGAGCTTGCCGGCAGATCCGGAAGGATTGCCCCTCCGGTCGTCGCGGTGGCCGTGCCCTTTGTGACGGTAAGCGTGCCACTGGAGTTCAGGCTGAACAGGTACAGGCATTCCGTGCTGACCGCCTGAACGGTCGCCGCCGTCGGCGCGGTGTAGTCCGTCGCCGCTTTCTGGTACATGATCCCGGCGATGGAATAGTCAATCGCATTGTTGATGTCGATTCCGCTCGGCGTGGTCGAGTTATAGGAAATATTCCCATAACTGTGGGACTGATTCTGGACGTTTGTCACAAGGTTCTTGAGGAGCTTATAGACATCCGCCCAGGACTGCCCGGTTGAAGTGATATCGCCTGCCGTGACGTAGAAGCCGCCGCCGAAAAGCAGCAGCGCGACAAGGAGCAGGCCGACAAGTTTCTTTTTCATCGAAAACCTCCTTGCATGGGGAGGCCCCGGAACAGAGCCTCCCCGCGCTGATTTGGTTACAGGCTCGTGCTCAGGACGACGCCCCGGATGACGACGTAGAAAGAACACGCGGTGAGCGCCGCATCGGGCCTGACGCAGATGAAGCCCGCCGCGCTGTACATCTTCCGCGCATTCGTCGCCGTGACGGTCCCCTCTGCCGTGGAGAGGTCGGCATTGGAAACGAAAGTCGTGGTGGCCGAATCGTCGTCGACGATGTCGAGCGTTTCCACGGCGCCCTCAACCGTCCCACAGATGACGAACGCATCCGAGACAAAGAAGTTGTCGGGAACCTGGAAGATTTTGTAGAACGCCCCCGACGTGAGGTTGTCGACCGCCGTGTCGATGTACCTGGACAGCGTGATAACCTCGTCGAGGATCTGCTTTGCCACGTTGTAATTGCCGGCCCTGGTCAGAAAAGAACCGGCCGAAGGGTTGCTATAGGACATGGGAAAACCTCCTTTTCATCTCTTCATGCGATGCTGGAATTACGCACCGCTGACGTTCGTCCGGGCAGCGTAGACCGAGAAACTGCCGTAGACTTTGCTGTTGAAGATCGGCTTCCCGACCTTGCACGTGACGCGCCACGCCTGGAAGAAATCTTCCTCGTAGTCGTCGGTGTCCTCCACGATGGACGGCCGCTCGCCCCACGCCCAGCAAAGAGCCTGGGCGCCCAGGAAATGGCACAGGGCATAGGGAACATCGGAGCCGGAGCCGGCGTCGGTCCCGATCGTGATGTTCTCGTTTTCGTGGATGACGACGTTGTCCCAGATGTAGGACGCGCCCTGGAAAATCGGGTTTTCCTTGCCGCGCACTTCCGCTTCCCGCATGGCCTGGAAAACCGTGGAGTCCTGTTTCCAGTCGTACATGACATCGGGATGGACCAGCAGGACGTAGTAGTTCCGCCCGCCGACCTTCACGGGACGAAGCGGAATCTGCCCCGATGCCCGCGCCCCGCCGGTGATCGCCCACGCCTTCATGAACGACACCATCGCCGGGGTGATCTTGCCGTCGGCAACCGTGAGGGCGCTTTTCGCCGTCGCGGCCGTGGTCGTCTTGGTGACGCCCGAAGACGTCTTGTAGAAGAACGTCGTCGAGGTCGAAACATCCAGGGCGGTGAAGCACAGGAGATCCATCTTCTCGACACCCCAGTTCTTCAGGGCGCTGCGGGCCTCGTCCTGCAAATCGAAGCCGACGCGCTGCTGGTCGAGCGGGGTCCCGGCTGAAACCGCCTGCCGGTATCTCTCCAGCTCCAGGCTGAAGTAGTACATCGAAAGGGCGACTTCCTTTCCCTTCAGCTTCTGGCCGCTCGTAACGCCCGCGTTTGTCTTGGGGTCGATCCGGGGGATAAGTCCGAATACGAGCTCATCTCCCTTGCCCTTCGCTTTGCTCGGGCCTTTCCCTTCGAGATCTTCCTTGATGTGGATGATGTCGTTCGGACTCGACTCGAACGGCATTCCTTTTTCCAGCTTGCTGTACGCATCGCCCGCAAACCGCTGGGCGAAGTAGGTTTCGACGAGCGTGTCGCGGAACAGCAGTTCCGACCACGCGGTTTTCCTCAGGGTGGGGGTATAGTCATTCCCCGTGACTGCGGTTCTTGCCATTTTTCAAACCTCCGTTTATTCGGATGCCGTGACCGCCCGGTTCAGTTCTTCGCGGCTCATGCGACTCACCGGCTTGTCGGCAACGTAGAGGCCGTCACCCTTGACGGCGCCCCCGGTGTCGGCTTTCATCGGCCTGTGCTTCGCTGCGTCCTCGATCTTCTTCAGCAGGCTGTCCGGCTTCTTTTTGAGTTCTGCGTTTTCCGTCTTGAGCTTTTCCAGCTCGACCCTTGCCGTTTCGAGTTCCGTTCTGGCAGCGGTCAGTTCCCGCGCCGTGACGGCCCTTTTATGCAGCGAAATGAGAAGGTCGGCGTCGAAGGCGTAAGGATTGGCCTTGAAGTTGTCGACGATCTTGTCATCCAGCCCGTCGCCCTTGAGCAGTCCGGCGATTTCGTCAATCGCCTGCTCGACTTCCGGGGCGATCTGGTGGACGATTCCCTTCGTCTTCTCGGCGTGCGCCGTCGCGGCGATTTCGCGTCCCGCCGATTCCTCCGCAGCCCTGCGTTGCTTGTAATCGCTCAAGAGCCGGTCGCCCTCGACGGGATTGACATCAAAGGCATCCCGGATCTTTTGCAGTTCGGCCCGTTCCTCTTCGGGTGTCCTCTTGCGGAGGATTCCGAGCTCGGTCCCGACCTTTGCCAGCAGCTTGTCCTGGTTCTCGGCCTTCTTCCGGAGCTTCTCCACTTCCGCCTTGAGAGCGTCCTTTTCAGGGTCCGGGGTGGGCGTTTCCTTTTTCTCAGGCTCTTTCTTCTCCGGTTCTTTTTTCTCGGCCGGCTTCTTCTCCGGCGATTCCGTCTTCTTGGCCGGGTCTTTTTCCGGCTCTTTCTTCTCCGGTCCCTTCGGTTCTTCCTTCTTGGGGGTTTCCTTCGCAGGCTCCCCGGAAGGCTCCTGAAGGGCCTTTCTCAAGTCCTCGGTGGACAGTCTGTGAATCTCGTCGGCGTCGGGCGTTTCCGGGTTTTCCGGGTCCTCAACCACTTCCCTCTCTTTTTCCATCGCGTTCCTCCCTGCGGCTCTCCATGTCCGCTTTTCGTATTTTCACCGGCTCCATGTGTCCGGCGGTGAATCGGAAATAAAAAAGGCCGCCCCGATTTCTCGGAAGCGGCCTTTGTTCGCGTGTCCTGCCTGCGATTTAGGCAATATGTCTGCTGCCCGCTACTCTTTTATCAGCTCCTGCAATAACCTCTTGACGCCTTCCAGGGCCTTCAGGATCGTGACAATGATCTGCCGCTGTGCCGGTGTCATTCCGTCCGCTCCGTCAATTCGCATTCGCCCTCGGCATGGTCTTTGCCAGCACAAGGCCCGTGACCTTCTCCTGGTACATGCGAAGAAGCTCCTCGTTCGGGACATACGACGCGAAAATGTTTTCCTGCCCGATTTCCATCTCTTTCGGGTTGCCGACCATCGTGAGAAAATCGACGTTCACATGCCCACCCTGTGCCGCCTTGTTCACCATGACGAGCCGGGGCGTTTTCAAAAGACCGCCCTCCATGTCGCCCATGAACAGCGCCCCGCTTTTCATCATCAAGACCTTGACCATGTTCCCCTCCTCGTTTTACGCCGTCGGCATCCCCGATAGCGGCATTTCTCCCCGTCCCTGATTCTGTGCCACCTTGCCCTGCTGCGCGATCTGCGTCTTGTCGATCTCGGCCTGGTACTTCCTTTCCTCACGGGCCTTTTCGTCGGCGGCCATCGCGGCGATTTCCTCCATGATCTTCTCTTTTCCCGGAATTGGGGCAAAGCGCATGAACGCGCTCGGCGGAATCTGCACGCCACGGCCTGCCATGTCGAGCAGGAGCAGGAAGTTCCCCATCATCGCGGACGGAGAAGCCGGCGACTCGGACACGGTCACGTCATATTTCGTCAAATCCGCGTTTTTCAGCATCGCGGCGATCTCCGCCGGGTCGTATTCGTCCAATTTCTTCCCGGCCAACTCTACCGGCTCCTTCAGGTGCTGATTCCGGAGGATCCGGAGCAGCCTTTCGACCGAATAGAGCTTTTGAACCATCGCAACCACGATACGGCCGATCTTTTTCTTCGCAAAGCTCAGGTTGTCGAAAATAAAGTCGTTCCCCAGCANCTGCTGAACGATTTTCTGCCGNATTGCGACGCCGCTTTCGTTCTGGCCCGCCTGNCCGAGCATTTCCAGCTTGATATTCATGATCTCGCGGGCGGTCGAAGAGAAAACATTGATCGCTTCCACGATTTCAGCCGGGAATTTGACGCCTTCCTCCTTCTTCGGGGGCCTCGTCACATCGTTTATCTTCTGCTGGAAGCCCGGTTTTGCCGCTACTTTCTGGAATTTCTTCCTTTCCTGCTCGTTCGGGAACGTTTCGTTGTCGTAAAACCATCCGTAGGCGGCCATGCGGTTCAAAATGTCGGTGAACTGCGAATAGCTCTTGTTTATCAGCCGCTGCATGTCCTTTACGGACTCGATTTTGCCCCACCAGAGATTCCGCATNTTCTTGGCGTAGGTCGGAACGATATGGAAGTCCTGCGTCGCCAGTTCGGGATAGCCCCTGTCCAGCAGTACGCCCGCGATGCAGGAGCTGACCTTGATCCGGAACGGCGTCCGGGGGATCACGCGGAACCCGGCGACGCCCCGGATCGACGCGACGTCCGCTTCCGACCANCCNTCGGCNGAAAANACGAAATTGTCTTCCCCGTTNACCAGAATGTGCTTCTTTTCGTAGACCTTCCGCCACAACTCCAGCTTCCGGTACTGCTTCTTGACCTTGTCGACNANGTCGGTNTCGGCNGTTGCCATCGCGGNCGTCCGCATGTCGCTCANTCNCTTGTCCCAGTCCTCNGATTTCTTGATGTCCTGGACTTCCGTTTCCGCGTCCTCGGGGTTGAACCGCGCCGCCTTNTCCGGATACATCTCCCGGAGCTTCGAGAGCGAATACCATTTGGTCTTGACCAGATATTCGCAGTCCGAAAGATCCTCTTTTTCGTGGGGGCCGATGAAGCTTTCATCCCAGGCAAACCGCTCGATGATGATGTCGCCCTGAATGTTCTTGTCGTAGTCCTCGTAAATGTTGAACAGGCCGCGCCCGACGCGGGCGCAATCCTCGAACGTCTTGGTTTCCTCCCGCGGGTAGTAGCATTGCTCCGTGATGTTCTTCACGATGACATTCAGGATGTCCGAGACAACCTGATCGCCTTCCTCTGTCGGCAGAAACCGGAAGTCCGTCCTGTTCTGCCGCTGATACCCGGAAAGATTGTCAATCGCGGGCTCTATGATGTTCACCGTATGGGCGGCCCGGTCGTTGCCCTCCAGGTCCTTCTTCGTTTTTGCGTCCCACTGGTCGAACGCATAGAGCTTTTCGGCCTCGTAAGCCTTCTTCCGCGAGTCGTCCTCGTACTGCTTGGCCTGCCGGTAAAGGTCCACGATCTCCTGCACGGCCGTCGATTCGTCGGTTTCGTCGTCGTCCCGGGCCTCGCTGCCTATCGGCGCCTCCGTCAGCGCGTGAATGTGACCATCCGGCCCCGGCATGAACTCCCAGGACGGCTCCACGGCCTCGGAAATCTGCTGCCCGTAAGTCAATGACGCCGGGTCCTGGTCCATCGCCGCCGGGATTCCCGGAATCTGCCTCAGGACGTGGAAGTGGCCGCTGTTCTTCGTCGTGATCCCGTCGCCATTGTCGCGCAGGTAGGCGATATGCTGATGCGACGCCCGCCCCTTCCCGGCTTTCGATGTCCTTTTCAGTTCGGCCATCAGGACAATTCCCCTTCCAGTTCTTCCCGTGTCATGCGGGCGGCCGGTTTCGCGCCGCCTATGGCAATTTTCGTGATCTGAAGCCGGACGGAAATGTTCTCGTCGTCCTGCGTCTCGTTCATGTTGATTCCCGATACCTTGTATGCGGCCCGCAGTTCCCCGGGCTTGGCAAGATCGAAGTCCTCGCGCCCCAACCCGAGCTTCTTCAGGGCTTCCTTGTCAAGGCTGATTTCCAGCCCGTAGGGATATTCGGGTCCGTCCCCGGGCTTCACTTCGGCCGGCTGGTCCGTCGATCTCCTCCCCTTTGGCAGCTTCATGTCCACGAGCTTCATTTTCGGTCTCCTTACGCGGCCATCCATCCGTACTGTTTTGGCTGCGGCAGCGTTATTTCGTCATCGTCGTCGTAGTCGTCCGATTTCCGCAGCGATTCGACGTTGAAAACCTTCTGCATCGCCACGGCGTCGGCCTCGTCTGGAGAATGGCCGATCTCGACCGAAAGCTTTTCTTTCTTCCAGATGTAAATCTGCCCCCGGTCGTTGTGGCCGTACTTGATCGCTCCCAGCTGATCGATCAATTCCTGGTCGTTCGGGATGGAAATCACGCCGTTCTGGAAGTCTTCCCGCAACAGCCAGTACATTTCCGCCCGCTTGTTCTTGTACTTCCGTTCATCCGCCGCCCTGCTGCGGCTGTCGATGTTCCGAACCGTGCATTTCCGGGGGGCCCGCGCCTTCACGTTCCCCATGACGGCCCAGCCTATACCGATCACATCGCCCCCGAACGCGTCGGCGCCCCCCGCGATGATGTCTTCCACTACCCAGTCGGTCAGCTCGTTCGAGTTCGGCGTCGTCTTGCGCTTCAGGGGGTAGACCTTGCATCCCTTCCGCGTGCAAATGACGCTCTTGTCACCGCCGGCGCCGAAGTCTGCAGTCTTGGTCACCGCGTCGGTCGGCAGGGGGATAATCTCCCGGGCAACGGCGTCCATGATCCAGTCCCACGGAATGAGCGTGTCGTTGTCGACAACCGGCGGAAGACCCAGGATGTTGATCCGGTAGGGATTGGAGTCTTTCCCAAAAGTGTCGGCGTAGCTCTGGATGTGGCTCTCGGTGACGAGCTCGCTTTCCTCCGCATTCCACCGCCGCAAAACCCATCGCGCCGAGTCTTCCCTGTGCGTCCTGATCGCAAATCCTTTCGAGCGCGTAGGGTTGAAAATCAGGATCGCAATGTTCAGGCGCCCGGTAAGGGTAGCCTCGATCGGCCGGAAGACCGGGTCCGGCACGCCCGTCGCCTCGTCGACGGCGAACATCATGAAGTCCTCGTGAAAGCCGGAAAGCGTTTCAGCCTGTTCTTCCGAAGACGCCTTGGCGTTCACCGTCCGGGCCACCGCAAACCACTCCTTGCCCTTGAACTCTTTCAAAAAGACCTTGTCTGACTGCCACTCGAAGATCTCTTCCAGCAGGGTCTTGTTCGTCGCCGGATTCTTCCGCGCCCGCCGGATCCACTTGGAAATCTCGGACCACAAAACGTCCTTAAGTTGGTGCGCGGACGGTGCGGTCGTCGGAATCTTGGGATGGTCGAATACCGACATGAACCACAGCTCCGTTATGGCGAGCCACGCATCCTTACCGGTCCCGCGCCCGGACTGAATCGAGAGGCCGATTTTCTTGACAAGGCCCGCCTGTTCTTCCGTCAGCTCCTTGCCGGCGTAGGCGTCGAGCTTGGCGCCGCAGA